GTGTGTATTTTACACACATGGTAACGTTTCTGAGCAAGTGTCCGTTGTTCGTGCTGCGGACCCAGCTTGGATGCAACAATGTACACCTGTGAACTTCTTGTTCACTTGTGTACTTTGTTGTATTTATCGCCCCCTTTTGTTATAGGTTTGATTTGTTTATTTGTGAGGATGGACTCACTTATGTACTTATTCAGATTTATTAACCCACAGTATTTGTTGCGAATACTCTAAACACGCTTCAGTGATACTTTTGTATCCCATTTCACTATGTGGAATGTGTATGTGATCCCTGGTAGCATTTTAACAAACTGTTTACCCGAACAGTACCAGGCCCTCCGCTTAGCAAGCGGGATATAAATATGTTAAATGCACTATTACTCATCTATTTGTTTTTATGTTGTTATTCTATTGTTGTACTATGCATTTATGTACTTCAGTATTGTGTAACATTTGTTCGTGAAATATATGTATTGAAATCGTCATGATCATACATTTGTCCCTGAGAGTGTTTACTAAGGTACTCACACTGAAATCCATATATTTCAATTTGTTTATTTATATTATACACAAAAATAAAATAAAAAGTAGGAAGGAAATGTTATTAACTTTATAAAGGGATATGTAAGCCATTCTGAACTATAGGAGGATAGTGGTTAGGCAAGCCATTATTCCTGATGATACTTTAGGCTTATGCTATAAGTTGAAGGATGCTGTAAGGGTTGGAAACCCCGCAGGCAACGTCGGTCTGGGGATGAACCTTACATATGTAGATAAAAAAGGTTATAGAACATTGGAAGTCATGAAGAAGTATGGACCTCTTGTTAAGCGAACTGGCGGGTTTAGCACCGTCGGCTAGGGATAAGGCCTCTAGTCATTAACAGGAAGGATCTGGTTAGACCAGCAAAAGAAGCACGTGCAGTGTGTTGCAGTAGAAGCACTGGCGAACGCCACCATTCCAGCTTCAGGAGTGGTAAAATAGTCAAAAGTCTGCCGGTGGGACCCGTTATCATACCATCTTTTCCAGGTAGCGAGTAGATGTAACTCGCATTTCCGATTTTGAACGCCGTATGCGTTCGTTTTTATGAGAAGATATACCTGGAGAATCATGAGCGGAATTACTTTAAAATACGAATTTTGGGAAGCATATTGTTTCCATGAATGGTGTTGCAATTTGGAATTTGCAGGTGAAAAACTTTGGGCGGAAAACGTGGTAGTGGAACCACTAATGTTGGAATGTCTACTTAGATACGAGCCAGTTTATGTTGTTACGAATTCTGGTTCGAATGCTTCACTATCTATTACTAATGTAGACCTGTCGAAATTTGTAAGATGGTTGTCTGATAATTCAACTTTATTGAATTTGCAGGCTCTGCCTTGGAGCGTTGGATTATTTCATAGAGCACATATTTTCTATTATGTTTACGACTCTCAGGTGATTGAAATAAATATAAATAAGTTTTCGCAAGGAGGAGTTCGATGTTTGTCAAGAGCGGAACTTATGTACAAATTTCGGGAATATTGGATGAATCTCTGCATAAGGAAGGAATCAGGAAAAGAATATGCTACTAGTAAGTGGAACTCGAAGATGGTCAAGATGGTTGCCACTAAGGAAAAAGCAGAGAAGAAATTATTGGAATTGGAGTTTAAATCGGATTGGAGGAAGAAGAAAAAAGCCAAAAAGAAATTACAGAACAAAATAAATAACTGTTTTCAGAAGTGTTACAAGCCTGAGTCAGGAATTGATGCTAAGGTAGTATTTGAGGCTATAGAGAAATTAGGAGGTTTATTTCTTGTTAACTATTTGGATAAACCTTTACACAAAGCGTTTGCGGCAATGGTTTTACTGGTTCGAGGCAGTGTGACATGTACGGTTTTTGACATATTGTCCTCGATGTGTACTGAGTCGAAGTCTATAAAGGCTAATCTTTCTGATTTCGTCAACTGGATGAAGTCCCTGGTTGTGGACATAGATAAGTTTAAGAACAATAGGTTTGCGAAACCATTTGTTCGTCTTGTTTGTAAGATAACCACGGTAGTATTATGTCCAGATTTGAAGGCAAAGGTTAGCAAAATCTTTGAGAAAGATTCTCTAATTGGAAGAATATTGGACTTGTTTTCTACAGAGTTCCACCCATTGGAGTCTTTAGTGCACCTAGTCACCTATTTGTCTAATGCCGTAGACTTGTTTGTTAAGACTGGAGAGTTGACTGGGTTTATTGAAACACAATCTGTTGACGATATGTTGATATCCGAATTACGAGAAATAAGGGATGCCTACAATCTTTTTAAAACTGGCGATATAGAATTCATTAAGACATACAAAATTTATGAGTTTATAAAGCGATTGAAAGATTTGAAGGTTCAGTTGACTAATTTACGTAAATCGAGGAAGGCTTTGGATTTGAAGGAGATTGATAATTGGATTAGAGAAGTGGATAACATGGATCGTGAGGTCACGATCCATAATATACATCATTCGACAAAGATGCAGGGGTATTACTTGTCGATCTCGTCTGGTTCTGGTATAAGTAAAGGACATCTTATGAATCTATTCGCCAATACTATTGGTGCGGCGAATAAGATCCCTCATACACCAGAGTACCATTATACGCTAAACCAGGCTAACCAATATCAATCAGGGTGGTCAAATGCAACGACTATAGTAAAAGTTGATGATGCTGCAGCGATGCAGAGTACAGTTCAAAATTCACTTTGTCTTGCAGATTGGCTGTTGCGTGGTTCGAACAATATACCACATGAATTGTTAGGAGCTGACATTTCTGAAAAAGCTACGTTATTTAATCGAGCTTTAATAGAAGTATGGTCATCCAACTCATTTGATATGTTTTTCCACGAAGAGGCACGGTTTCCTAGTGCCTTGCACCGGAGATTTCAGGTTAAATTGGTAGCACGCGTCAAAAAGGAGTATACAAAAACAGTTCATTCTACCACAGGAGCCGTTTCTAGTCAGATCGATTATGACAAAATGGATCCAACTATGCGTGAACTCCTTGCACCAGATGCGTGGGAGTTTACTGCATATAAATGTCAGATTTTTGATACGCCTATTCCAGTAAAAGATATGCCTGGCGCATGCACTAAAGAACAGGACAATGATTTTCAATTTGTGGTCGTTGAGCACAATGGTCAAAAGTTGGAAAATGTTAGTGTTTCAGCAATTCTAGAGTTTTTGATCGAGGATTCTAAAAGACATTTTAAGCAACAACAATTGGTGCTAAAAATGTCAGATAAGTTGTGTGATCCCAACAATTATTGTCCTCATGGCTGTCCTACGGGTATGCAGTGTAGTAAATGTGAAGTTATTGTTCCTAAAGACATTCACAAATTATCTGCGTTGCGAACTAGAGTAGTACAAGATTCGGAATATAAAATGTACCATGCTAGAGTTTTCGGGCCAACTAGAAATGAGTTTCTGGAGGAAGGAGAGAAAATACCCTTTGTAGAACCTAATTATGATTATGTACACAATCATAAAATTAAAGTTTATGATAAGGCGAAGCTATATAAGGCGATTGTTTCGTATAAGCAAGGGGTATACAAAGTTACGAGAGAGTGTAATGTTGACGTCATTAGGACTATGCCATTCGCAGATTTACTTGTACCTGAATGTTTTTCAGTAGTTCCTGAAGGAGGCCAGGAAAAACCGCGGGTGAAGTATATGCGAAATGTGTTGGAATTGATTAAGGATAGGAAGATAGACACTGCTGGAATATGGAAGGATTCATCAAATGTTGTTGAGATGTTGGTTCTTATGAAACATTCTTTGCGGGATACTTTACAGACGTGGTTTGATTCGTTCGTGTTGGATGTTTTGATGATGTTAGTTGACAAAATTGTTGGTTATGTGGAAAAATTTATGCTGAATCCGTGGTCCCAGGTACCTACTATTGTGGAAGGTACCATTGTTGGCGCTTATGTACATGCTAAAAGGCCACTCGTAATAGCATCTTCAGTCGTTGATTGGTTTTCATATGCCAATCAAGTGGCACAACAATGGTTGGATAATCCTTATGCTATTCGTGATATCAAACCTAAGTATGAATGTACTAAGTATGTTTATGAAAAGTATTTGGCCACTCCTACCAAAATGGAACGACTCAGGAAAGAAGGCAAAAACCCTTTGTCTTTGAAAGAGTTTATCCTTGGAGGAGGTGCTTACGTTAGTGAACAGGAACGAGAACGTAAGCTTACGGATCCTGATTTAGTTAGGGATACTTTTTTGCCTGCCATATTAAGTTGTGCTGCAGTCATGTCTTTCATTCCTCGGTTTTGTGATAACTTTGCATCAATGTATACTGAGGCGGAAGTTGGATATATGGTTACTGTAGATGAGATCAAGCAGCTGGATAAAGAGGAAACACAAAATTGGTACAAAGCAAAGACAGAAATCATGAAGAATAATGTTCTAGTAGATGAAACTGTAAAGTTTTCTGAGTTGGAGAACTTAGTTAATAAAAATACAGTGTATGTTCTTGATACTAAAACTAGAGCAATATCTTGCGGAGTGTCTCCTCGTAACCAGTTTTTGCTACTTCCCGGTCATTTTGTAAAAGATTCTATGAATCATGTTATAGAAGTTACCAAAGTTCCTCATAGTAGTAGTCCTGGAAATGCTAAGTTTCAATTTTGTTTAATGGAAAAACACGTGAGAAAGTTACCCGGTGATGTTGTTTTGGTTCATGTATACCAACTTATGGACCACATGAGAACAAAAGACATTGTTAGATGGTTTCCCTTAGAACCACCTACAGATGCAGACTCAGGAAGACTCTTGTACAAGACAAGTGAAGGACTAGTTAGGACAATTGATGCGAGTTATATAACTTTTCATGGAGAATTGAACAATGAGAATGTGATGTGGACTAAACCTAAGAATCCTTTCAGGGGACATCGATATTCTGCGAATACGTTCCAAGGGTTGTGTGGGTCACCTCTAATAGATCACACTCACAAGAAAAGTTGTATTTTAGGGTTACATGTTGGAGGGCGTAAGTCCGACTCTACTGGTATAAGTTGTTTTGTTGGAAGGAAAGATTTGGAAAACGCTTTGTCTAATTGGGATGATGCTTGTGTTGTTCAAGAAGGAGGTATTACGCTGGAATCTTACGGTAAGGAACTATTCGTTAACAAGACCTATTTCAAAAATCCAGTGTTAGATACAGTGGATAGGATTGATAATGTGGAATTGTTGGGATGTGTTGAGGTGCGAAAGACCCAAGTTGCTAAAGTTGTATACACGCCAATTTATGAAGATGTAATAAAGCAGTACAAGCTCGATATGGATTGGACTGCTCCAGATTTCAAATTTAATGGTGACAAACGACATGGAACTAGGTCTTTATATAGGACTTTAAGTACCAAAAAGACGTTGCAATATCCTTTAATTCTTGAAAAAGCCGTTAGCGACTACAAGTCCCGAATTAAAGAGGCATTGGACAAGGACCTAACATTTTGGACGGAAGAATTGACTTTGTTGTCGGATCACGAAATCGTAAATGGTAAAGGTATAAAATATGTATCGAGCATGAATATGAGTAGTAAGTTCGATGCACATTTGCCCGGCCCAAAAAGTGAACACGCCTATCAGGAAGAAGGCCAATGGTACTTTAAAGATTATGTGTGGGATGAATTTCGTAAACGAGAAGGCAAAATGAAAGAAGGCATTTTGTCATATGAACTTCTCGTTAACGCATTGAAGAATGAAGCAACGAAGAAATCTGCTGTTGAAGTGGGGAAAGTACGAAATTTCTTTATGTGTGGTACACCGTTTCAAATGATATTACGTAAATATTTACAAACCACTTGTAGATTTTTTTGTTTTTCAACACCATATACAGAGTGTTCTGTTGGTATTAATCCTCATAGTACAGCCTGGGACAAGATGTTTAAGGAAATTGAAATCTTTAGGTACCTTATTGCTTTGGACTTCAAAAATTTCGACCTTACGACATTATTGGAAATTTTGTCCGAAGCACTGGATCTAATCTTTTTCCCTCGGAATTACACACATCCACCTACACAACAGGAGCGTAATGTCCAAAAGTGCATCAAACATGCTATTATGTTTGCGCTTTGTGATGTTAACGGTGATGTTATGGTTTTGAAAGCTATCATTCCGTCTGGAATCAATTTGACTTCTATCGTGGGGTGTATTGTAAACTCTATTAATTTTCGTATGGCATATTATTTTCTCAAGATAAGTGATGATCCTTTTCATGTGTGGTGTATTCTTCGGACTTTTGGAGATGATTCTTTTGGTTCGACGAATTCACGAAGGTTTACTGTCAAAAATATTCTTTACGCATTTGGTGAGATGGGCATTCAAGCCACTGATATGCATAAAAATAAAGTGTCTAATGTCAAGTTTTACAAGATTGGTGACATAGAATTTTTGAAGCGCAAAGGAAGGTTTGATAAGGATTTTGGTTTTAGGGTTGCGCCGTTGGTTGACGGGAGCAGGTTTAAGATGTTATGTTGCCATGTTCCCACGAAACACATGTCCATAGAAGCTGTAACTGGGCAATGTGTAGATAATTTTTTACTAGAGTCAGCCTTTCATGGTAGGAAAGTCTACGAAAAAGATTTGCGAACCATGAATGACCTAGTAAAGAAACACAATTTACAGCGATTCTGTCGTACTTTAAACATGAGTTTCGACGACAGAGTGCAAGATTGGAAACTCAAGTACTGTAAGGATGATGTAATGGTTACCGGCAAAACTGAAAAGAATTCCTTTGGTTTTGCTAGGCTTATGTCATCCTTTTATTGGAATTCCCAAAACTGGTTCGAATGGACCCAAGAATATAAAAATATTCATACCTGCAGTTTGGTTAGTAAAGCTGAAGACGATAGGACGCGGCTCGATAGAGCGACAGACCAATACCTTTCGGTCTTAAACAAGGTAGAGCTGGAGGGGCTCGAATTAGCTGGATACTTGAAAGAGTCCGGCACACAAAAAGAACAAGTCTTAACATTTGTTGAACCACCTGAAGAAGAGTTATTGGAAATAGGTGGATCTGTTCCTGAAGTTAGGGCTAGTCCTGATGATTGTTCTTTACAGGAATTTTTGGCACGTCCTGTGAAGATTGCTGATTACGCATGGGGTTCTACCCAATTTGCGCAAGATTTAGACCCATGGAACGCGCTTTGGAATAACAAGAGGATTTCAAATCGTATTTCTAATCATAAATTGTTTCGAGGTAAATGTCATGTTAAAATGGTAGTAAATGGAAATGGTTTCTACTACGGTAAAATTATGGTGTCTTATCTACCATTTGAACAGACTGATCAACGATCACAATTTTCGCCACTTGTTCCTTTGAATAGGATTCCAATGTCACAATGTCCGCATGTGTTCATTGATGCGACAACTTCGCAAAGTTGCACGATGGTGTTACCATTCTTTTACCCAGCTGATTATGTGAATTTACAAGCCAGTGACCAACAACGTTCATTAGGGTCGCTAGGATTTTATCAAATCGCTGGATTAAGACATGCGAATCAAGATATAGCTACGACCTTAAACAATTTGACTATATCTGTGTATGCTTGGTTTGAAGATGTTGAATTAGTAGGACCCACTCACTTGAACATTCAAGGAATTGTTGCGCAGTCTGGTACAGAAGAGGAGTCAGTTGATAAACCGGTTTCGCAAGCATGTACCGCGGTTGCTTCAACCGCGAAACTGTTTACTGGCGTTCCTGTTATTGGTAAATATGCACTTGCCATTGAAAAAGGAGCTCAGTTAACTGGTACAATTGCGTCGGCTCTGGGGTATTCTAGCCCATTAGACTGCGTAGAACCAAGTCGGTATCAACCTCGGATGATGGGCAATATTTGCGTTGCGAATACTACTGACAGTGCCATGAAATTGTCTTTGGATGTAAAACAAGACACCACTATTGACCCTAGTACGGTTGGGTTAAGTGATAAAGATGAACTAGCAATCCAACATATTGCTAGCAGGGAGTCTTTTGTAACATCCTTCGACTGGAACACATCGGAGAGCGTTAATACGTTATTATACAATTTTCGTGTTACGCCGATGATGTTTCAACCAGTTTCCCCCGGAACAGTGAACTATATAACGGCCATTTGTGGTGCAACAATGCCATTTCGTTATTGGAATGGGTCAATCGTGTTTAAATTCCAAGTAATTTGTTCGGCAAATCACAAAGGAAGGTTGGCCATAGTTTATGATCCTAATCATTCTGTGGCCGGTGTCGATTTGGAAAGTAATGTTGCATATATGGAAATCGTCGATATTAGTAAAAATCGGGAGTTTGAAATAACGCTACATAACCATCAACACCAGCAATGGTTGTCTATTCCCACTGATTGGTGGGGGCTAGTTAACGTACCACATTCTCCCAGTCAATTTACTAATTTCTTGGGAGGTACCAATGGAACATTGAGTATATATGTGTTGAATGAACTTACATCGCCCGCTAGCGATCCTACTATAGGTAATGCTATTACGATTGCTGCATATATAAAGGCAGGAAACGATTTTCAGGTGGCAAACCCAACTGGTCGAATGGCGGCATATGAGTGCTACCAACCAGAGTCCGGCATTTCTGAAACTGTTGATTCTGATATAAATATTGACCATGCCATGCAAATGAGTGAGCAACAAATGCGTGTCTACCAAGGAGAACGTATTGATAGTTTCCGTATGTTGTTGAAAAGGTACCAAAACTATACTCGTATATCAAGGATTGGTGCAGATACTGGGTATAATACATGGATGGTGACCCATCAAGGATTTCCGTTGGCGCGAGGGCGTGTAGAGAATGTTCCTTATACAGGTTCCAACCAGGTTGCGATGACCTATATTCAATACTTAATGGGCGCCTTTTCTGGATGGAAGGGAGGATTTCGATGGAAGGCTTTTATTGATTTGGAAAACACCTGTTTTCTGATGTCTAGGAGGGATCCTGATAGTTTGGTATCCTATGCAAGTGTTGTAGATACTTCTGCGACAGCCTTTAATAAGGCACATGAATTTGCGCGTCAAGGGAATGAGGCTACGTGTTATGGTGGCGTTTGGACTAGTGCTACTATTAATCCATCCCTGGAAGTGGAGATCCCATTTTACTCCCAGTACAAGTTTGTTGCGGGAAAACCGTACAATATCACGCAGTGTTTTCTCACTGCATATACGCAACATTGGAGGTCTATAGTACAAAAACATGATGATAATCTTTCTGATGATCATTCTTTAAGTGTTTTAGTATCTGCTGGCGAAGATTTTACATTGTATTTCTTCTCCGGTTTTCCTCCGATTGAGTGTTATACTA